AAGATACTTTTCTTCTACTACGGAGTAGTGACTTGATGTAGATATTATGGTCAGACGGAACCTATTTTAAGGTTCCATCCTCTTGATGTGAGTATCACAGTCAGGGATCGGGGCAGGTGTTTCACTTATGGCAATGGGTCGTGCTACTATCTCCAACCTGCTCAGCGGTATGCGTTATGCATTGAGAACTTCGTTACCTTGTATGTTCTCTGTTTATGCCAGTGTGCTCAATATCGACCTAACAGAATAAAGTCTATAGTAATGTATTTGAAACAATTTGTTGTGCTTGTTTCTCAGTCCCTCGTCCATTTATAAAGTTCAGGCTGGATTTCTACTATCCAAGGAGGGCGTCTTACTGTTTCTCAGGTGCGGGTTTTTACATCGCCTTTGACCTCAGCCATTTTATCCGGTGGCTAACCTTATGTTCTGTTTGTACGGCACTCAAGTTCTTGAACAACTAACTTGAAGCCTTTACTGTTTGTTTCAAAGTTCATACCTACCCATTTTAAGTAATGTAGTGGTAAATCCTTCATTTTAGTGCCTTTGTATTTGCCAGATATGGGCCATAATGTATTTTGCCATGATGATACAACATCCGTTGTGGTATATTTGTTTTGTTCAGTATAGTCTTTATACTGATATACCGGTTGTTGTTTTAATTTATTGTAATCTATTTTTGCCATAATGAGTTGCCTTAAGTAGAAGCAGACATATAATTGTTACATAAAGTTGTTGTTGGAGACCACTTAAATGATAGTTGCCTGCTTCTATTTTTATTTATCAATATCTCCTAAATCTTATTCTCTTGAATGGATCATTAGGCGTATTTGTTTTGTAGTCAAAGCCATTTTCGAATAATTTAGGGTTTATACTACTCCAATCACCATTAAATGCAGGTACTATTGTGTCGTTCCAGATGTTTTCCAGGTGTTTTATTTGACTTTTACTGAAGTCTTGTGTTTTACCTGTTCTGTAGTAGTTACTGATTATTCCTCCTATATAGCTCATTATACTATTACCTGCTTTCCTTTTTTCTGTCATAGGATGTGGAAATTCGCCACTGCGAGGCAGATCTGGATCTTCCTTGTATACATAATTTGTGACATCTGGAAATGCCTGATCCATTTGCTGTATTTCTGCACTGAATCTTTGTAATCCATCTATGATAAAGTCTGTGGTCTGTGCGTGAGTGTATATGTACTTGCTGGCTTTATTGTTATGTAATATCTTTTCTCTGAAAGGTATTTCTATGTATTGTTCTTTATCTGAATGTAGTGGTATGTCCTTAAATGATACGCTCATAGTCCTTCTCTCTCTGCGTGTGGATAATCCGGATGTTGGGGCATCAGCCAGAACTTGCAATTTTGATATTTAGGCAGTTCTGTCCAGTGTGTATCTACTTCGTGCATATCTTTTACATATAAATCGTATCCGCCCTCTTTATTCTTTACTACACTATGCCATTCTATGCCGCCTATTTTTTTAACATATTTGTCGAACATAATTTTATATTCTGCAATGGAATCTTTTCTGGTTTCACGCAGATCACTACATTCTGGAAATAGTATTTTTTTATATTTCATTGTTTTGTTTTTTAGAGGATGTTCATATTTACTGGTGTGATAGGGTGTACCATACCTCTTCATTCTCGCCCTAATAGTGACTGGATGTACACCCATTTCGTGTGCTAATTCTACTTCTGTTTTATGAAATAATTTTTCTACTTTTGTGGGTTTAGCCTTTCTCTGCCACACAGAGCCGAACTTCATATGACGCATATTTAGAGCCGTACTACTTACGCCTTCTTGTTTTGCTAGTTCTTCTGATGTTATACCATATTTGCTATAGAAACCATCTCTTTTTAATTGTGTTTCTGCAGATTGTGGTCCACCAATTATGCCATTATGGCAGGTTTTACTATGGCAATTACCATCACATTTTCTGTAAATTACTGCTTTAGCCTTTTGTTTTGCTGTGAGCTTATTTACATCTTTATTTAATTTTTTTGCTAATTTAATTTCCTGTTCATATGTTGCCTTATAATCTTTAATCATATGATCGCGGTATTTGTGTGTAGATTGAATTTCTTGCGGATCTCTGTATCTATATTCTTTATATTTACCACTGCCTATATTCCATTCGTTTATGTATTTGCCCATATTTGTCTCCTAAAATAAATCTTCAGACAGGAAATACTCTTTAAGTAGTAGGTCATATGTCCCTGCATAATCTCCCATATTTTCTACTACTCTTACCCATTCGAGACCATATCCTTTACCGTGTTCTTTAACATAATCATTAAACATTTTACGGTATTTTTTTTCTGCCTCTGCTAGACTATCTGCTATTAAACACTGACAATCTTCAAAAGTTATTATTTCACTTTTTATATTATTTTTTTGAATTGTATCATCATCATCAATTAATTGATTAAATTGATTAAATTGATTTAACATTTCTAATGTTGAATCATAATTTAATAACTCAACTCCTTCTTTTTTATATTTTGCCATTTTTTTCTCCTGTTGTTTCTAAATGATATAATTTATTATACACTATTATTTATCATTGTCAAGCATTTTAGGGCAAAAAACAGGTAAATACCTGTTTATTTTGTGTTTATTTTGTGGAGAATGCTTAGAGTGTTAAGACAACTGACTGTTGACCCATCTTAGGCCTGCTGTAGACCCCCATAGCATATATGCCTGAATTGCTTTACTGTTAGATGCATTTAATCCGGCTCTCTTTGCGTTTCTATAGTCCTCTCTTGCACGGAGTAAATAACTACGCATTCGGATTAGTGTTTGTTCTGATAAGTTCTCGCCGTTTGCTAACTGATTTGCACGAGCTAGTCCTACCAGGGTGCCCGCCTGACGGCTTTTAGGTAATGTTTCTCGTATTTTCAGTGCCTCTCTGGCTACTTTTCTTACATTTGCTGGTGCTACTGGCATTATATCATCATACTGGCTATTGTTGTTGCCAGTGTAGTAATTGTGAGTAACACAAGACCCCATACTTTTTTGTCTAGGCTCTGAAGTGCATTAGTAAAATAGTCTCTGTTGTCTTTAACAGAATCTTTTAATTCGTCTACTCTGCTTGACAGATGTCCGTGCTGTAGTTCGTTGCTGGTTTCCAGTTGCTCAATCTTGTGATGGAGTTCTTGTGTTGTTATTCTTTTAGCCATTATTCTGGTTGTGTTGTAGCAACTATGTAACAGGATTTCTCTTCCCATTCTTCTCTGGTAATAATACCTGCTTCATAATCTGCTTGTAATGATTCTAAAGTATCCATTTTACGCATCTACTCCTATCACTTCACATCTTCGCTCATATTCCTGTCTGGAAATGATTCCATTTTCGTATTCTGCTCTTATTTCTTCGTATGTATCCATTATTTACATTCCTAATATATCTTTACATTTCTGCTGGTAAACCATGTTCAGCCGCTAGGGCCATGGCTTGAGCATCATATTCTGCACTAGTAATTTCCTGTGCCTCAAATTGTCTTTTAAGTTCTGCCCATTGTTCTTCCATTTTACATTCCTAATAGTTCTTTACATTTATGCCAAAAGGCTTTTATATGTTCTTTAATCTTCGTCCACATATCCTATTTTCTCCCTTAGTTCTGCTAATTGTGTAGCATCCTGTTGAATTAGTACTGGACATGGAGTTGAATCACCGCCTTCTGCAGGATGACTCCATAACCATTCTGTGTCATATGTGTCATTTAAGCCATCGCACATGGTTTTTAACCATTCTACACTGGCTGTGGGCCACTTATATACAGCGGCCTCATATTCTGTATATGGGAACAACTTTGCGTATGTGTCTAAACATACTGGTGTTGTTTCCACGAATAATATTTTATCTTTCATAAAGGCTTTAAGACTCCAGGGACATACTTTGCGTATACTTGCAAAATATTCTGCCCATTTATTTCTTTTTACCGCCTCGCTGTCCATTCTTTTTCTTTTTCTTTTTTTTCATTCCGCCTCTTTGTCCTGGCATAATCTTCTCCTTTTATTATGTTGTTACTAATGCGTCGTCTGAGAAATATCTAAAGTCACTACCGTCAAAATATGCTGGGGCACCTCTGCTACCATGCCTATCTCCTGTAACATATATAATACTTCCTGTAAATGGTGTTAATCCAGATATTGCACTATTGGCATATGATTGTATACCTAATGGGTCATTAGCCTTAAAGTCACTGACTCTGAGAGCCGTTAGTGTTATTACTTTGCCTGGCGTTGCTGATTTTAACTCATCAGTATGCAATACGCCGCCTGGCTCACAGAATACATTACCATGAATTCTTGCTGTTGTATTATCTGGTGTTCTGTGATTTGCTACTAAGCCTGTGGGTGATTCTGTGCCTGTGGCTGTTTCTAACTTTGTAAATGTATTATAATTTGTATATAAAGTCCATACTGTTCCTGATCCTGCTACCTGATATGTATTACCATTAAGGAATGTTAAAGCCGCATTAGTTGTGCCGCTAAATGTAACTTCTTGTCCATTAAACCAACCTGGATCACTACCAACTATAACTCTGTCACCACTTCCAGTTGTAGTATTTCCCTGATACTCTGTTATGGCTGTGCTAACATTTGCACTACTTAATTGTAAATTACCTTTGTAAATTACATCGCCAGTCATTGTATCACTGCCCAGGAATGTTTCTACATCTGTGTTACCATATGATCCGCCTGTACCACCAATAGTAACTGTATTACCTGATGTTGTTAATGTAATTGCTCCTGAACTTGCAAGTGTCAATTGAGCATTTGCCTGTGTGGCTTGTATATTTGTTTGTCCTGCAACTGCTACTGTACCAAATGAGTCTGTAGAGCCTGGTATGTTTGTTAATTGAGATCCATCTCCCAGAATATAATTTCCTGATATATTACCAACAGAAGTTATATTACCGCCTAGACTTTGTATAACAGCATTACTGCCACCTATATTTAGATTACCACCTGCCGCAACATTTGTAGAGCTAACATATTCGAATTGTCCTACCCCAGAACTTCTAAATACACCATTTGTTACCCTTCTGGAACCTGTTGTAAATCCGGAATCGTCAAATAATTCGTATCTACCACCATCTCCTGAATTGAATTTGATATAATATACTCTACCATTTAATGGTGTTATATCACCATCTGTTGCACCACTATAACTTATTGCTGTACCGTCTGCTAATATTTGACCGCCTGGTATTGAAATACTATCTTCTGTAAGGTTACCGTTGTTATATGCTTGTACATCCGATACATTTATTGTAGCATTACTAGGTACACTATCTACTCTAGTGTTTATGTTTATATTTGCATTAGAAGTTAGTTCTGTGACTAATGGCACATTTAGTTCCATCTCTGTAGATTTTAGCAACATTGTACTTGTTTCAGTACCTGCTTTGATTAATCTGAAGTCTATCTCACCATCTTCTGCACCATCAGTAGGATCTGTAATTTTTGCTAAAACATTTGCGTATGTTTTAAGTCCTGAACCTGTGTTTGTGGTCATACCCTGTGTTTTTAACACACTTAGAGCATCGCCTGCCACACCTGCGGCAAAACCAGCACTTTTGTTTTGCTTCATTACTAACTGTGTAGGAATAGCAGAGTCGTTTCTGTTGTTTACTAATGTTAGTGCCGCATTACCACTATAGTTGGTCATTGTGGTGTCACCACTTATATCTAATACTGCATCTCTGAGTGCTGTTTCACCAATTGTTACATTGTTTCTTACATAAAAGTCTTTTGCAAAAGCATTTGAACCATTTACTAGTTCTGCACCTGTTCCTGCACTCATAGTGAGTGGTCCAGTTGCTATCATTGAACCAAATGTTACATTTGCATTTGTGGGTGATGTTGTAGGAACACTTGTTGAGACTAAATTCTGACATGCCTCATCTGAATATAACAGATAATAACTGAATGAACTGGATTTTCTTGTGTAGAATATGTTATCACTTGTTATACTTCCATTAGATAATGGGTTGTTTGCATCTGTGTCCTGGAAGAACACTTTTGTTCCATTAGGTAAGAATGGATCTACAGCATTATCGAATTTTACATAAACAAATCCTGAAGTTAAATACTGAGTAATAGGTAATGTTATATTACCACCAGCAAATCTGTCACCTTCCAGTCTTTTATTTGTAACGATGCTACTTGATAATGAATTTAGTCCTACTGTTGTAGCCTGATTAGTGCTGTTACCTATAAAGATACTGTTTGCGTTCAAATTAGGTGTTGCGTTTACACGGCTAGCGCCAGATACTAGTATGTGATTTGCACTTACTACTTTACCTATTTTTTGTATGCCTGCACTTTCTCCTGTAGGTGCTGTTTCTGTTAAAGCACCGCCTGTACTAACAAATAAATCTGCTCCTTGTGTAAAGCCGTGTGATGTATAATTTATAACACCTGATGTTGCTACTTGTCCTACACTTGCATTCGCAATGTTTTCATACACTATACCCATTGCAGGCATAAGGCTTGAATTAGAATTATCTGCTAATGCAACATGTGGAGTATCTCCTGTTGCACTACCTGTTAGATATACTGCACTACCTTTGTTTAGTGTAGAACCTGTTTCATTTCTAACATCTTGAACTACTGCGCCGTCTAAGTCTCCTACAAAGAAAGCATCTGTAAGTTCTATATTTGAATCACTTGTTACTACGCCGGTAAGTGTACCTCCAGCGGCATTTATATTTGCTGTAGTTGTAATATTGCTATTACTACTAATAACACTAGTCATTGCCAAGCCATTTTCTTGTATATAGGCTTGTGCTTGAGCATTTGATACACCACTTGGTAAATTAGATAACTGTGATCCATCACCTAATATATAATTTCCGCTTATATTTGCTGTAGTAGTAATATTACCTACTGCTGATACTGTTCCGCCATGTGTTACTGCAAAATTAGGAGCGGTATTACCGGAATTAAATCCTAATGACCCTATTTGTAAGTCACCGTTTGCTCTTAATTTCATAAGGCTGGCATAACCTGTGCCGCCTGACACATCACCGTCTTTGTATCCTTCCCAACTAAAGCCTATAGGCACACTGGTGCTACTAATAGCATTAGCAGAATCCACATACATTATTTGACCCATGCTGTTTATATAGCCTGAGCCACTGTATCCAGAAGGTTTTAATTCCATCATTCTGTCGCCTACACTTACTGCTGAAGGCGATGCTACTGATCCTCTGGCTTTATATGTGCTTAAATCAGGACCAAAGAAAGTATCTGCATTTTCTCTTAAGAATATTGCCGCATATTGATTCCCATCACATAATATATCTAAACCTGTGTTAGCGGCTGTTGTTCCTAATCCTAATAAATTATAATCACTTCTATATGTTAAGCCTTTCATGCCAATAGCACTTGTTGTATCTGCATTTACTTGCAAATTACCTGTTGTGCTTATAAGACTATTACTTGTAAGGTTGCTTGTCATTGCCAAGCCATTTTCTTGTATATAGGCTTGTGCTTGAGCATTAGATATACCGGAGCCACCGCCTGTTATACCTGTTAACAGAGAACCATTACCTATAATGTAGTTACCTGCTATGTTACCAGTTGCTGTGATGTTTGCCGCACTTACAATACTACCATCTCTGCTAATATTTGCTGTACCTGTTTTGTCATTAAATCCACGAGTTCCGCCAACATCGTTAAATACAATTTTACCATCACTATGCAGACTCATTATGGATATATCATTCGATGTTGTATCTCCACTTGGTTTTGCATAAAATTCGTATGCTAATGGAACTGTGTCAGCACTTGTTACTGATGTTTCCCTGTCCTGAAATACATGCGTTCCAAATGAATTCTCGTATTTGTTTCCGTCCCACCCTGAATATTCTGTTTCCCATATAGTATCAAAATCGCCTAATGCAACAGGGCTGGCTAATGTGCCTTCTGACTTCTCAAATAATAATCTGGTTCCGTTTGCGCCTGTTCTTGCTATTCTGCTTCTGATTAATTCTAAGTCTGTGCTTTCTTTTTCTATTGTAATAAAATGAGTAGGTGCTTCTGAAGTAATGTTAGGAGAACTTATGAATTTGTTTGTGCCACTATCAAATCGCACACCATACAGATTATCTACTGATGTTGCAATATTTAAGTCTAGATTACCTGTTGTGCTTATAAGACTGTTGCTACTTATAGCGGCTGTCATTGTTAAGCCACTGCTTTGTATAAATGCCTGTGCCTGTGCGTTTGATACACCACTAGTAGTGATACCAGTTAATTGTGATCCATTACCTAAAATATAACTACCACTTATATTACCTACTGCTGTTATATTTGCATTACTGCTAAAAGAACCATCCGGATCTATATTTGCTTTTGCTGTTGAACCGTAATTGCCTTGTGCGCCTTCTCTGTTAAAATATATATGTCCATTTGCTGTCAGTGTTAGCATCGCTTTTTTTGTTACAGAAGTACCAGAACCTATATCAGCCATAGCATCAGGCTGAACTACAAATTCGTGGGCTAAAGGCACATTATTTGCCGCAACTGCTCCACCATTTGCTGTATCTACAAATACTGTATATTTTGCTTGTGGCGCCGTTTGATCTATACTTCTACTACCATCATAACCATAATATTGTTGAGTGCTTACTAGCATTTCGTTAGTTACTGCGGTTGCATTTGCTATTGTGCCACCATATCTCCACCATTCGTTTGATGCGGCCGTATAAGTGTCATCTCTAAAATGTTTTAATCTAGTGGCTTGAGTTATAAAATTAGTATTCCACTCCATGGAGGAGCCATTTATTTTGAAATTATTTGTAGCATCATTTTTTGTTACTAACAATCCATTATCCATTGTGATGTTACTAATTGTGCCGCCTGATAGTAATGATGTAACATTACTATCGCCATAATTGCCACCGCCACCACCAGCACTTGTATCTGCTGGTGTAAATGTAAACACACCTGTTGTATTTGAATAACTTAAAGAGCCATTACCACTAGGTGAATTTGTTGTTACACTTATTGCGGCTCTGCTAACTGTATTTGATCTTGCATTTGTAAAGTATAAGTTAGTGCCTTCTGCTAAATCTGATGTGCTTGTGGGTATATTATAAAATGTAGTACCGTCATTAGTAAATTGCCAAGCATCTGATGTTTCGTTCCAACGCAATACTGTATTAGCGCCTGCTACTGGTCTATTTGCTATTATACTTACTGTAGCATCACTTGCCGCATTTGCATTTAGTGTTATGCTTTGATCTCTTACATATAAATCTTCTACATTTCTGTAATTTAAGTTACCTGATACCTCTATATTACCTGTAACATCTAAATTACCTGTAAATGTATGGGTTTGTGTGGCACTATTACCAAATGTTGCTACTCCTGTGGTAGTTATGTTGCTATCACTTGTTATAGTGTTAGTCATAACCAATCCATTGTCTTGTATAAAGGCTTGTACCTCTGCGTTTGTGGGTATTCCAGTAAGTCCACTACCATCACCTATAAAAGTGCCTAATGTAGTAATATTACCTACAGCATTGATGTTACCTACACCTTCAATATTACCTCTTGTGGTACTTGGAGTTCCTAGGAATCCTATATCATTACCTGCTAGTATGTCTAAGGAATGAGTAATTTCTGCGTCAGGGCTATTTTTGCCTACTACTAAACCATTTGCTAAAGTTAAAACACCATCTATATCTGTAAATGTATTGATTTTAACACGGTTATGGTTACCAGCCATTCCAGAACCACCACCTGAACTAAGTAATAAATTACCTGCTGTAGCACCAGCACCGTTATACTCAAATGCAATATTAAATGGATTAGCGGCTGAGTAACCTCCGGTTGAGAATATAGTATCGCTATAATTGAATGATATTGCTGGAATTGGCATAGCATCATAAGAAGCGTTGCCTCCTGCAGGACCTACAATTCTTAAACCTGTGTTATTTAGCCCAGTTGTTGTATATACATTACTAGAAACATTGTAGTCTACTGTTTGTATATCTATTTGTCTTGGTCTAGCGCCATTAAATTCTGTGTGTGCGATGTCTCTTTCCATGACAATTTTACCTGTCTGGACATCTACATTAGTAATCATTGTGTTTACATCAGCATTACTACCTACTCTAACATTACCAGATAACTCACTATTACCGCCTACATCTACATTACCAGCAACACTTAAATTCGCAATAGATAAGTCAGTATTAGATGTAATTGTGTTGAATGTTGTATTAGATACAATTATATTAGATACACTATCTGCTACAGTGATTATAGAATTAGATTCCGTAACTGTAATTGTATCGTCAGTAGTACTTACATTTATATTTAATGGTGTATCTGTAACTGTAACATTAGACTCTGTTACGGCAACTGTTATAACATTAGCCATGTCAGTCTCCTTATGTTAGTGCTACAAAATTCGTTTCATCTGCTGGATCGCCTGGTATTTTTCCTACTGTAGGATCGAATCTTTCTAAAATTGCATATCTGTGGCGTGCTTTTTGCGGAGGTGTATCTGTTGTTTCCCACTGAAATGATAACACAGTACATACAACATTTGCTCTTGCGTTAGGTAACACATTTCCAGTATATCTGTTTTCTGGTATTGTTAGTGTTACTTGTCCTGATCCTGCACTTACTGTATTGATATATGTAGCCGCATTTACATTTGCTGTATTAGTAAAATATCCGCTTACATTAGTTGTAGCAAAGTTAGGCTCTCCACTTGTTGTATTGTATGTTACTTCTGATAGTAAAAGTGATTGAAAGTCAGCACTGAATGTATATCCTGATACATCTGCATTATTGAAATTGTAAGTAAAAGCCCTTTGATCGGCTGGGAACATCTCTACAACTTTTACTGCATCTGCCCCCGACAAATACTGACTAAAGGATAACAGTCGTCCGCTCATAGTGTTCTCCCGTAATGGTAAGGTGTTGAATTATTGTGATATTTCATAGATGTTCGCCTCCTATCGGAACTTGCTATATGCGTATTCGCATTAGCCTTATTTTGTATTACTATTTATCCTTTCTTGCAATTTTTACTTATGATGGAGGTGTAGGCCATACTACATCTCTGTATGCAGACGCAGAATTAGTATCTGGCAAGTCTCTAAGTGCTTGTCTGTATGTCTGCCATTCTGCTTTTTTACTGTCTGATAGTGGACTATCTGCATTTTGTGTCCAATCACATGTTTTAAGCAGGGTATTTCTTTTATGTCTCATTGTTACTTCTACAGGTGGTGTATGCATATTATCTGTACTTGCAACTATACTTAAATCGCTTAGATTTACTTTATGAGCGTTTATATCTTGTACTCTGCCTTCTATACATGCTAAACCCGGATTTAGACTGCATGTTTTTTCTGCCGCAGATAGATTTTTGTATGTTTTTTGCATAGTAATTGTGCCATCACTTGTTTTATAAAATATATAATTTACCATTAGAATAAATCTCCTTTTGTAATTCTTAATATATCATATTTGTTATTGATAAAGGATCTCGGCACAACAGGTGGTAATGATGGGTTGACATTAGCCACTATATCCATAGTAGAGTTGCCTGACAGACTTATATTTGCTTGTGAAGGTACATATTTAAGACTAGCATTAGCACCAGGTAAAGATTGTGCATCAGCATTAGATATAGATATTTTATTTGTTGATGTCATTGTCATAAAGTTCTCTTGGGCTACTATAAATGTACCTGATCCGTCTGTTACACCAAATTCTTTTGTTTTTGTGTCTACTACAACAGGTGCTGATGGTACTGATATATCTAATCCTTCGTATGTTATGTCTCCTATAACACTGAATGCTACATCATATGTAGGGTTAGCCGGCGTTATAGCACCTCCTGGGAATGTACTTGCTATAATACTATAATCTCCTTCTTCTACTTTACTGATATCATAATTTGTTACTGGTGTTATTTGTGCGTCAGGCGATCCTATGTCTGTATTTGCGGTAACTTGAGCATTTGCAACTGTGACATTATTTGCAGGTCTGTCTTCTATCTGAGTACCTGGTGCAAAAGGTGCCGTTGCTGTTTGATTTACAAAGTTCTTGGGTATTATAGGTATAGGCGCACTTATAGGTTCCTGTGTACTTGTACCAGTTAGACTGCTACTGCCTTTTACTTTTAGCACATAGTCTTGTATTTCTGGTTCATCGGCTGTGTCTGTTGTGCTACTACCTAAATCTTTTATAGGTACTGTGACCTCTACAATGCTACCAGGATTAAATGTACCTATATCTAATGGTGGTTTTACTATTTGTACGGGCGTAAAGTCTATTGTTTTACCATTATCTTCTGCTGTTTTGTTTTTAACTGCTACTTCTATCTCGTCCATACCTGGCACATCTGGTATCTCTACAGGTATTTGTATACTAGGTACTGTTATACCAGTGTGTGATATATGTGATATGTTTGCTATATCTACATTACCTACTATAGCACCATTACCATAGTCTCTTATATCTGCTATATTACTGCTGATATCATCGATAATAATCACATTACCTATAATCACATTACTGTTACCATAATTTATCCACCATGGTGTAAATCCACTTAGATTTACAGCACTACCACTTGTCACATTAGAATGCTCATACACACTATCTGCATATTCTAGTCCCACAATGTTGACAGACAGCATACCGGACTCGCTTTCTTTCTCTGTAACACGCATTACTCTAAATAATTTATCGGAATATCCATACAGACTACTCGTCAACTTGACCACATCTCCTGTATCTACTTGTATAGCACTATAATCTGCATCGAATTCTACAACTGTACTGGCTCTGCTTTGTCGTAAATCTATATTTGCTAAATTGTGTACTCTAGGAAAGTCATTTACTACAGGATATCTTGTTGATAACTTGTTATCTGGCTCATTAGGATTCCTGTCACTAGTAGGTGTAGATATAAACACAACATCTGTTTGATCTTTCTTTGCAACTAGTGGAAATTCTGCTTCTACTTCGTTTACTGTACTATATAATTCTGGTGAGCTTATAGTTATTGCACCTACAATATTATCATCACTGAATTGAAATGCATTTGTTTTTTCTGATGTTGTTGCGGCTCTGTTAGGTACCACACTGAATTTACCTTGTTTAGGATTGTATGTAAAGAATGTGCTACATGCTTGACACATAGTATCTATAGTATCTTTTACATTACCATATGTACCAAACATACCATCTATACTCCATCTGTTATGTGTTGCACCTGCGCCACCACTAGTGGTATAGGCTACTTGAGCTGTAGAGTAATCATATAAATCATTAAATGATGCGGTATCTAAATCATCACTACTAACACCTGCACCGTATCTGCTGTTCTGACAAAAGTCTAGTATTACATTACTGGGCTCGCTTAGACTATTTGTTATATCAAATGTTATAGCACCCAGTCCCATTAAATTGTTTTCCTGATCATAGTCTATGTCAAACACAGCATATACCAGTCCTGAATAATTTGTACTGCTATCTATTGTGGGAAGTAATGTTGTAGCGGCTACTTTGTTTGTTGTAGGGAATATCTGATTACTACTACCTGTACCACCAGCATATACTCTGCATCGTAATTTACCAGATACATTTGTACTACTAGTACTGTTAGTATCTACAACACTTTGTACAATATGACCACTAACACCTGATCCAAATACCAATCTGGTATCGTCTCTGTATATGTCATTTACAGTATATGTGCCTGAATCTGTTTTTTCACTGAGTACTAACACATAAGTCATTGTGTCATTCTGATTAGATATACCAGCATCTGTTATAATGGCACCTGTAAAGTTCCTGCCATACATAACAGGTACTTTGTTATCTGTTGCAGGAGGTAATTGTATTTTTACACCTGGATCGCTGGTATCTCCCAGACTAGGCGGCTTAAATACACCTAATACTTTTGCTGTACCTAATGCTAGACCACCTGCTATAATACTTGTGGCTAGTGTGGCTGCAAATCCTGTTAGTGCTGTTGCACCTACTATTGCTGTTGCTATTGCTGTAAATACTGCCATTGTTTATCCTCTGTATAACCAGTTGTAATCTATTGCTTCCCAGCCTCTTTCTTGTAATTTAAGATCTGGTGTACTTGCTAGTGTTGTTAGTGTGAATGATGTTATATGTCCTTTGTCCTTTGCTTCTATACCTATTGCAACATACCTGTTTAGTAGTCTAGCACCTGCACTGGTACCTCTAAATTCTTCTTCTACCCACCATGCTACTTCTGTCATGCGTTTTACATGTGGTAACCAAAAATCGCCCTGTATTGTTGCTAACAACATACCTACTACTCGCCTGTCGTGTTCTACTACTAATGCTATGCCTGTTTTAAGAATATGATCTATAACACGATTTACATGATTGTAATCATATTGTGGATTTTGTAAATCTTCTACAGGATTAAAGTTAGCAAAGTCTATCATTAGCCTTTTTATATCATCGTAATCTTGTATTTGTGCGTTTCTTACTTTCATTATCTTCTCATTGCGGCTCTTCTGCCACCGCCTCCACCACGGCCGCCTCCGCCACCGCCGCCTCCACCGCCACCACCTATACCGGTACCGCCAGTGTATTCTTTACCAAAGTCAAATTGTACATTGTTTAAGT